ACACTCTTTGGAGATCCCAACATCGCCCGCGATGCGGTCTATATCTCGGACGCGGGTGCGCCCGTCCTGATCCGCGTGGTCACCCGCCGCGCGGACGACATCTCCAACTTCGGCGACGCGCGCATATGGTCGGAAACCACCCGCATCGATCTGCGCGTGGCGGAGGTGCCAGCTCCGCGCCCCGGCGACCGTATCGAGATGGATGGCGAGGCGTTTCTCATTCAGGGCGAGCCGGTTCGTGAACGCGAGCGGCTCGTCTGGACCATCGATCTCAGGCCCACGTGATCCCCATGAAGCTGAAACTCGACGTCACCACCGACCTTGCCACGATGATGGCTGCGGAAATCAGGGCGGGCGAAAAGGCCGTCACGGCGGCCACGCGCGAGGCCGGGACCAGTCTCAAGACCGCCTGGCGCAGCCAGATCACCGGCGCAGGGCTGGGGACGCGGCTGGCCCGCACGATCCGCAGCGAGCAATACCCGAAGGGCCAGCCAAGCCTGAACGCTGCTGCCCTCGTCTGGTCAAAGGCGCCCGACATCGTCAGCGCCCATGATGCCGGCCCGCTGATCCGCTCGCGCAACGGCTTCTGGCTGACGATCCCCACAACGGCTGCCGGGAAGTCGCGGCGCGGCGGCCGGATCAGCCCGGTCGAATGGGAACGCCGTACGGGTCTGCGCCTGCGCTTCGTCTATCGCCGAACAGGCCCAAGCCTCCTCGTCGCCGAGAGCCGGCTGAACAAGGGCGGGCGTGCGGTAGCCTCACGCTCGAAGACCGGACGCGGGATGACCACCGTGCCGATCTTCCTGCTGGTCCCGCAGGTCAGACTACCGAAACGGCTGGATCTGGACCGCGACGCGGAGCGCGCGCATGACAGCTTGCCCGGGCTGATCGTGGCGAATTGGGTGGAAGCGAGGCTGTGATCAATGTCGACGCTAAGAAACGTTCGAAGCTATTGCCAGAAAAGAGGCGAACGGCCTACTGCCGACATTCGTCGACGGCGCAGCTAACGGCGGCAGCGAGCCCATAGTTCCGGATCCTGCGCGATGCACAAACGGTAGAGGAGCGCCCCAAGGAGACATTGGTGACGGACAAGACGGCCCGAAGCGGTCGTGAGATGCCCAGCCGCATTCTGTACTGTAGCTTGCTTAAAGCGGACGCCTCCAGCACTATGCCCTAAGAGCTTGGGCAAGAATTCAACAGTTGAACACATTGCGACAAACGCTCGGATTTGAGCCAATTGCCCATGAGCCAATAGTCTAAGAGCAATAGAAGGATTTCGTGGTGCGCGTCGAGAGAACAGGTCAGGTGCAAAAACTTACACCTCGTATGGAGCGATTCTTGGTCGAAGCTCTACGCGGGGTTTCCATGGACGATCCTGATAATTCGGAGCAAAGGCGAGTCGACTATTCATGTTTGCGTGGTCTGCTCGCAATCGAAGTCAAGAGCTTAGAAGACGATGCATCAGAACGTATGAACAACTTGACTGATGTACTACGGGAGCGCGATGACTGGCCTGTTTTTCTAGGTTCCGCGCCAATACAGTCATTCATTCGACACCTTGAAGACTCGGAGAAGGTGGAGCGCAAGGTGTTTGATCGAATAGGGCGTGCAATCAAGAACCACATTCACAAAGCCAATAAGCAACTTGAAGCGCACTTAGCCTCTAACCCGCGAAAAAACATGGTCAGAGTCGTATTTCTTATCAACGAAGATCACGAGATCTACGATCCCAAGGTGATTGCTTTCATTGTACAAAAACTCTTGTTGAGAAAAGAAAAGGGCGAATTGCTTCATCCTTTCATTGACGCTGTAATCTTTAAGTCGGAGCGGCATGTTGTAACAACAGATCACGAGATGACTTTCCCTATTGTAAGCATTGAGGGAGCCCCGATTGAGCAAGCTGTTTGGAAGCGCGATGTTCTTAACCTGATACTACGCCGTTGGGGTACGTGGAGCGGTGGACATGTCCACTACGTCGATGATAACTCAACCAACTTCGACACCATCGAGCATGTCCCTAAAAATATGAAACGATTCGAAAAATGGGAATTAGATTATCGCCGAAACCGATACATGAAAAGTTTCACTAAAGATGAACTTCGAGATCGGTTCGATGAAATCATGGCCGTTTCGACTCTAAAGTTTGTTAAGGGCTCACCGGAAACGCCAATTGATGAAGCCGTTATTTGGAGTATGTCTTCGATGTCACATATCATGTTGGAGATGGGTTGGCGTGGTACTCCGCTCACTGATTTCCCTCAAAAGCCTAAGAGGCTAGCGTTAGCCGCTAAACGGTTAGGATTTGGTGAGCGCGTAGTGACATGGCTAGAGAACGATTTTGGACAAAAGTAAGACAACTCTAACTGAGTCGAACGGCAGCGATGTCCCGCACTGTGTGAGTTCATACACAGGGCAGCGAAAGTCCGTTTCCTGCCCCTCGCGTCGACCTTTGCGTTCGAGCTTTTGCCTTCTGAACTGACCTCGAAGCTCCTGCCGCACTGAAGAAAAGCAGATTGAGCGAAAATGCCCGCCTCCCGCGAAACCATTCTCACCGAGCTTTACGCGCGGCTCTCGTCGCTGCCGGCCACCGCCCTGCGCGGCGAGGTGCTGCCGGAGCGCGTGCCGGCCGATGGCCTGCTGATCCTCCGCGACGGCGAGCCGGGGGAGCCGGAGGTGACACTCTCTCCTCTGGCCTACCACTATCAGCACCGGGCCGAGATCGAGGCGGTCGTGCAGGGCGCCGAGCGTGACGCCGCCTTCGACACGCTGACAGCCAGCATCGGCGTTGCGCTTGCCGCCGACCGCACGCTGGGCGGGCTTTGCGACTGGGTCGAGGCCGAAGCGCCGCGGCCGGTGGATCTGCCGGTCGAGGGCGCAGCAAGCCTGAAGGCGGCTGTCATCCCGGTGGTGCTGCACTATACCACGGCCGACGCGCTGGCCTGACTGCAGCTGTCAACAGGTTCGGTAGTAGTTACCCGAGTAGCGGCAGTATTCCGTTGCCGCGCCGCTCGCGATCATAGCGGCCGCGATGTCGCGGCCGTCCGGCAGGAAGCACTGCCCGACGATGCGTCCGTACCGGTCGATGTCTCGCTGCCTGCATCGCAGGGTCTGGCCGGAAATCAGGCGGGTCAGCGCGGCCGTCGCGTTCGACCCCCCGGGCTGGTTCGTCTCCGGGGCATCGAGCCCCCAGACCCGGATGCTGACGTTTCGCGAACTGACCCAGAACGTGTCGCCATCCACAGTCCGGGTGACGCGGCCGGAGAAATCGATCCGCTCGGGAAGCTGCCCGGAACGCGGCTCAGGGGCGGCTGCAGTCGGAACGGTGTGCTGCAGGGGCGCGCAGCTGCTGAGAAGGGAAACCCCGCCCAGAGCGGCGATGACGGCCACGCCGATGGAAAACCCACGCGACCGCGCCGCAGTGCCCTGCCGGCGATGCTTTCTCAAGAATGCCATTCCAACCCCCGATTCAAGCCAACGGTGCCACACCCAAGCGTGCACCCTGCAGCGACGTCGGAGCGAGAACAACTGCTCTTCGGCAACCTGCTTTCCGAATGCTGAACGAAAGGACCCGACATGGCACGAGCCCAGGGGGCGCGGGCGCAGATGGCGCTGGCGTTCGAGACGACCTATGGAACCCCGCCGGTGGGCGGCTTCACCCGCATGCCCTTCGCCAGCACCTCGCTCGGCTCGGAGCAGCCACTCCTGAACTCGGAGCTGCTGGGCTACGGCCGCGACCCGCTGGCGCCGATCAAGGACGCGGTGACCGCCGATGGCGATGTTGTCTTGCCCATCGACGCGGAGGCCTTTGGCTTCTGGCTGAAGGCAGCTTTCGGGGAGCCTGCGACCACCGGGACTACGCCTGGGCCCTTCACGCATGAGTTCCAGTCGGGGTCCTGGACGCTGCCCAGCATGTGTATCGAGACCGGCATGCCCGAGGTGCCACGTTTTGCCATGTATTCCGGCTGCGTACTCGACCAGATCAGCTGGCAGATGCAGCGCTCGGGGCTCCTGACCGCGACCGCGCGACTGGTGGCGCAGGGCGAGACGGTGGGTACGACGACGAGTGCGGGGACGCCCGCCGCGCTGGAGCTGAAGCGTTTCGGCCATTTCAACGGCGCGATCACGCGCAATGGCACCGCCCTCGGCAATGTCGTCTCGGCTGAGATCACCTATGCCAACAACCTCGACCGGATCGAGACCATCCGCTCGGATGGGCGCATTGACGGCGCGGACCCATCCATCGCCGCGCTGAGCGGACGGATCGAGGTGCGTTTTGCCGATCAGGTACTGGTGGACCAGGCGATCAACGGCGAGGCCTGCGAGATGGAATTCGCCTACGTCCTGCCGTCCGGCGAGAGTTTCACCTTCACCGTGCACGCCGTCTACCTGCCGCGACCGCGCATCGAGATTTCCGGACCGCAGGGCGTGCAGGCGAGTTTCGACTGGCAGGCCGCGCGCGATGCCACTGCTAACGGCATGTGCACCGCCACCCTCGTGAACGACAAGGAGACCTACGCCTGATGCTTACCCTCGATCTGACGAACGCGCCGCGCTGGCACGATCTCGCCCCCGGCGTCCGGGTGCAGCTGCGCCCGCTGACCACCGCGCTGATGGTGGCGACCCGCAGCGACCCGGCCGTCGAGGCGGTGCCCGACGATGCCCCGGACGAAGACTCCGATGAGATCCCCGATGCAGGTCCGGCGGTGATTTCCGACGAGGAGCGCGCCATGGTTTTTGCCAAGGCGCTCGCGCGCCGCGCAGTGCTCGCCTGGGAGGGCGTGGGCGACGCGGAAGGCAACGTCATCGATCCCACGCCGGAAGCCATCGACGCGCTGCTCGATATCTGGCCGATCTTCGAGGCCTTCCAGCTTGTCTACGTCTCCAAGGGTCTGCTGTTGGAACAGGAAAAAAACGCCTCCGCGCCCTCGCCGAGTGGGAATTCGGCGGGGGCGCGCGCTACTGCGAAGCCTGCACGCAAACGTGCCAGGACTGCCCGATGCGGCTGAACCAGCCGCTGACCCTCGAGGGCTGGCAGGTCTGGGACCTGGTCGGCCGCCTTGGTGGCCAGCTGCGCGTGACGCCCGGGGCCGTGATCGGCTGGGACCTGTCGGCGGGCCTCTCGCTGGGCCATGCACTTGGCATTCCGCCGCTCGCCATGGCCGAACTGCTCCCCGCCCTCGAGGCGGTGATGGTCGTCAAGCTCAACGAACAGATGGAAGAATCTCATGGCCGAGAAACGCGTTAGCGTCCGCCTTGGTGCGACGGGCGGCCGACAGGTGCGCGCCGAGCTGGAAGGCGTGGGTGAAGCCGGCAAGCGCGGGTTTGGGCGGCTCAGCCGGGAGATGGAGGCGGCCAACCGGCGGCTGGCCGGGTTTGCACGGCGCGTGCGCGTGGCATCGGCCGCTGCCGTGGCCGCGGCGACGGCGGCGGGCGTCGCCATGGTGCGCTCCAGCCTGCAGACGGTAGATGCGCAGGCCAAGCTCGCGGCCTCGCTCGACACGACCGTGGCCAGCATCCAGGTGCTGGAGCGGGCGGCAGAGCTTTCGGGCGCGCGGTTTTCCGAGATCGAGGGCGGTGCCTCGCGCCTGACGCGGCGGCTCTCGCTCTTTGCCAGCGATGGCGGGGGCCCGGCGGCGCGGGCAATCGAGCAGCTTGGCCTGAATGCCGAGGCGCTGTTGCGCCTGCCGCTCGACGAGCGGATCGACGCGGTCACGCGCAGCATTCGCGAGAACGCGGGCGCCTCCGAGCAGGCGGCGCTGTTCAGCCAGCTCTTCGGCGACCGGGCTTTTGTCGCCTTTCAGCGCCTCGATACCGCCACGCTTGCGCAGGCCAATCAGGATTTGCGCGATTTCGGGGCGATCGTCTCCGACCAGGACGCGGCACAGATCGAACGCACCAACGATGCCATCTCGCGGCTGGGCCTCGTCTGGCGCGGGCTGTCCAACCAGCTCGCGGTGGCCGCGGCCCCGGCGCTGGAGGCTGTCGCCGACGCCATGGCAGCTGCGGCCCGCACCACCGGCCCGCTCGGCCAGGCGATCCAGGGGCTCTTTGGCAATCTCGGACGGCTGGCCGGCACGGCGGCGGCCTTTGCGG